AAATAGAATCATATAATTTTGAGCAAGAAGTAGAAAATATGTCTAATGACTCAGAAAAAGCCTGGGCTAAATTAGAAAATAAAATGTATGGTGAATTTGAAAGAATTGATAATCTCAAAGATGCAACAGCTGAACAAAAAGAAAAATTAAAAGAAATGGTTGAGCAATTCTACAATAACCAGTATAAAGATTATCTTGAAGAAGTTAACGAACAGGAAGAAGAGGAAGCAGAGCGCCGCAAAGAGGCTGCTATTGAAAGGGAAGAACAATTGCAAAATGAGCTTGAGCTTCTCAAAAAAGATGGTAAAGAAAGAGAACTTGCTCAATTAGAGCAGCAGTATGAAGCTGAAAAAGAATTGATGCAGGAAAAAGGCCAGGATACAGCCACTCTCACAAAAATTTATCGAGAAAAAAGATTAGATATTATTGAAAAATATAATAAAAAAGAACTTCAACTTGAAAGAGAGAAAATGGAAAACCGCTTTGAAATGGGTAAAATATCTGAAACTCAATATCGAAAATATTTAAGAGAGCGTCTAAAACAATATGAAAAAGACACTGATGAATGGCGGCGAATTAGAGAAAAAATAAATGAAACATTAAAAGCAGAAAGCGATCCTAATGACTTTTCAACTAATCTTGCCAATCTCGGAAGAATGGGAAGAAATGCAGCTACTGGCTATACTGGAGAAAGCGATTCAAAAGAAGGAGCCAAATCTATCAACTGGATGACTGATGCTTTTGTTGATTTAGGACTAGAAATCGAAGAAGCTAACCAGAAATTTGTTGATTGGAAAGATGATTTAATAACTGGCTTATCAGATGCAATAGCTAGAGGCGAAGACTTAGGAGATGTATTCGACAATATAGCTGATCAAATTGCTTCAATGGTATTACAAAAAGCTGTTGTTGGCCCTATAGTTAATTATGCTTTAGGCGGTTTAAATCTTCCAACCTTCCATGAAGGAGGTTTTGTTAGCCCAGCTAATGCTATTGCAAAAATGCAGAGGTATCACGAAGGTGGAGGAATCGGCCTTAAAAGTAATGAAGTGCCTGCAATTTTAGAAAATGGCGAATATGTGCTAAATAAAGACCAGGTAAAAGGATTACAAAATGGTGGTGGTTCAGCGCCAATAAATATATTCGACATTACTGCCATTGATACTCAATCATTTGCTGAATATGTTAGTAGAAATCCGGATGCAATTATCAATGTTGTAGGCCGAGATATTATGAGAAATGGAACTCTTAGACAAGCTATTAAAAAATCTTAAGGAGGTGAGCTTTTGGAAAAATTTGATTACAAGTACAAAAAAGCATGGGTTGTTGATATTAACACCAATACTCTTATCACCAAAATGGAAGGCGGTAGAGAACAGAGGCGCCCCAAAGGTTTGCCTTTCAGAGTGTTCAAACTAGAATTTGACAAAACAAGCAATTATAACAATGATGCAGAAGAAATAGCAAACTTTTTCTATGCCAGAAAGGGCGAATATGAACCTTTTCTCTGGGATTATAAAGACTCAGAAGGAAACATAATTGAGTCTGACATAAAAGTTAGATTCAACCAGTCTAAATTAAGCGATGAAGTATATGACAATAAAGCTCACTCATTTTCAATTGAATTAAAGGAGCTGGTTTAAATGCCCCGAACTCTCAGCCCTGATGTAATTGCAGAAAAAGATAAAGATTATAACTGGCCGATAGAACTATATCAAATAAAATTAGATGAAGAAACTTTGTACTACGCTATGTTCCCTGAGAATATAGCGTTTTTTGATGAGCAGGGGAATGAACAAACCTATTATGCAGCAAGTATCAGTAGAAGCAAAATCAAAAAGAATAACAAGACAGCTCCAGATAGTGTGACAGTCACCTTTGATAATGTCAATAAAAACTTTTCGGCCTATATTGCTAATACTCAATTCGAGGGTAGAAAAGTAACGATCTGGAAAGTATTTCGAAATCACTTAGACAAATTTGAAAACAAAATAGAAATGTTCACTGACTCAGTTATCGATTCAATTTCAACTGATGAATATAATTTAACTGCTGAGCTTGTGTCTAATCTTGATGCTTTAGAAGTCGAATTACCTCGCAGAAGTTACGGGGTTAATTGCAGATGGCCTGGTGGATTTGGTGGAGAAGGTTGCGGTTACAATATCCCAACTTTAAATGGGACCATTGACAGCATATCTAATAACAGAATATATGATAGTGCAATGAATCAGCCGGCTGATCGCTGGAAACATGGAATTATAAAGGTTGGAAATGAAAGCAGAAAAATAATTTATTCTGCAAGTGGTTTTGTAGATGTTGAATATCCTTTTCAAAATGCTCAGGCGGGCGACAGTTATCATTTAGAAGCCGGCTGTGATTTAACCTATAACGGTGGTCATGGGTGTAAATACTGGAATAACACTCAGTTTTATGGCGGTTTCTTAGACATTCCGAAAATTAGAAATGTGAGGCGTGTTGACTGATGGATTTAGAAAAGTATTTAGGTAAAGAATATAAGTTTAACGGCCGAGGGGAAGAAGGTTATGACTGTTTAGGACTGGTTGTCGATGTTTTAGCAGATAATAATATTAATCTCCCAGATAACGATGGAGAAATTTTGCCACCTGACTGGATGAAAGAAAATCCAAATAGACTGCCCGAAGGATTAAGTTTATATTGTGATCAGATAAATAAAAAAAATAAGCAGCCCTTAGATGTTGTTGTTTTTGAAGTCGGAGGAATGCCAAGACATGCAGGTATTTTGATTGACAATTATAGATTTATACACATATTTGATAATTCGAAAGCAAGAATAAGTAAATTTTCAAAGTGGAGAAAAAAATTGCATAGTATATGGAGAGTGAGGTGAGGAAATGGGAGTAGGAGCATTAGTTGGATTAGCAGCAGGAGCTGCAGCAGCTAGTACAGCGGCAAGTGTTACAGTAGCAGCCGGAGCAATGATTGGATTTAGTGTAGGTAATTCTTATGACAACTATAAAGAAGCCAAAGAATTTCAAGAAAGCATGAATCAGTCAAAAAATTCTCCAACATATTCATTTGGCCCGATTAGTAATACTAAGTCTCATCAGATACCAGTCCCGGTAGTTTATGGCCGGAATCTTGTAGCAGGAAACATAATTAACCAAAAGATTCGCGGCGAAAATGATAATTTAATGGATCTGCAAGTTGGAATTTCGGAAGGCCCGATTGAATCAATTTCAGAAATCAAAGCCGATGATAAATCTATTAGTGCAGAAACTAGATTAGGATATAGAAACCAATCTTCATGGTCGAAAAACGAGCATTCTCAAACATTTCCTTATCTTGCCCATTACTCAACAACTTTAGATGCTGAAAAACTAGAGACATCAGGCACTCCAACTATGACCGCGATTGTAAAAGGGCGGCATGTAAGAGTTTGGACCGGCAGCCGATGGATAACAAAATACAGTAATAACCCTGCCTGGTGTGTTTTAGATTTTATAAGTAACAAAAGATTTGGTTTTGGTGTCGCTGATGCTTTTATAGATTTAGAAACTTTCAAAGAGGCTGCAGAATATGCTGATCAATATGTGGACGGGGAAAAGCGCTTTGAGTTAGATTTTGTTATTGATGCTAAAAGTTCAGCATTGGATATTCTTAATGAGATGCTTTCTACTTTTAGAGCATTTCTTATCTGGTCCGATGGAAAATTAAAATTAAAGATTGATAAACCAGATGTAGCAACTCAAAGTTTTATATTTTCTGATGATGAAGAAACAGATAATATTATCGAAGGAAGCTTTGGAAGGCGAGGTTCTTCCAGGAAAGAAAGATTAAGAGAAGTTGTAGTTGAATATACGGACCCAGCTGAAAACTTTGAAACTATTGGAGCTAGATTCATAGATAACAGCGTGTCTGGTGAAGCTATGAAAACTATAACCCTGAATGGTGTTAATAGATTTTCTCAAGCGGGTAGAGAAGCAAGATATTATCAGAAAAAATCAAAGTTATGCACTCAAATAATTAGCTTTGGTGCTGGTATAAACTCAATTGAAGCAGAAGTAGGAGATAAAATATTAGTTACTCATGAAAGGCCTGGGTGGGTAGACAAACCTTTTCGTATAACAGAAATATCAGAAGACAATGAAGAAAATATGTCTATTACTGCTATTGAATATAATGAAGCAATATATACTGACGATGGTTTAGTCCAGCAGGAAAATTATGCATCTACATTTAAAAATCCTTTTGAAGCGCCAAAAGAAGTTAACAATTTATCTGTTACTGAATATGGATATACAACTATAGATGGAAATCTTAATTCTAATCTAGTTGTTGAATTTGATATTCCTGACGATGAAAGATTTGACCATGCAGTTGTTGATTATTCAGAAGATGGAGGAAATTATCAAATAGCTGGAACAACCGAAACTGATGATTATGAAATTAAGAATCTTAAAGTTAATTCCAATTATAAAATTAGAGTTAGATCAGTGTCAAAATATAGAGGGATAACAAGTGCGGGAGTGGTTTCAAACTCAATAGTTATTTCTGGGAAAGATAATAAACCTGCAGCGCCCAATACTCTGCAAGTAGCTCAAAAAGGAGCAAAAGTTATTTTTAAATGGTCTGAAGTTGATGAACCAGACATATTAGGTTATGAAATTAGAAAAGGAACCGACTGGGAAAACGGAGATATTCTCGGGACCAAACTAACTGGGGATAGATGGACATCAGAAAATGAACTAGATGGCACTCACAGATACATGATCAAGTCTATTGATAGAGTTAAGCAAAAATCAGTAAATTATACTTCTACTATTTTTGAGGTTTCAGATACAGGCCTCGAACTCAATATAATACAGGAAAGAAATGAACTTAATTATATAGACAATGCTACACTTGAAAATTTAAGCAAAATAAATAATAAAATTATGTTTAATCATATGTTTACTCTTAATGATTTGCAAAATTATACTCTTAACGATTGGCCTGATTTGGAAGCTTATTCAAACGGAATTCCAGATTTTGAGAAACAGGCAAATTACATTACAGAAGCTATAGACACAGGTCATGTAGGCAGAACTGATATAAGGATTAAAAAAGATTGGTTTTTTCAAGATTTAGATTTAAGTTTACTTAGTTTCAATGATAGAAATCTAAATGATTTCCCAAATAACAGTATGAATA